CAATACTGATCGGGTCACCCACATCAGCCAGATTATCCGCTGTTAGATTCTCAAGCGTTGTGTTCTTGAGTAGTTTGTACACTCTAGGCGACTGCGCCGGGGCATCTGGAAGTGGCATCCTATCACTTCAATAGATTTAACCAGCGTTTACAGGTTTTCCTTATTGTCTCTAACTCTTTGAGAGAGACTTTAGAATCCGGGGCAAAGTATAGTTTTTCAGTTTTGGAATAAATTGATTTCACGGCGCGCTTCTGTTGCGCTTTGGTCATCTTCGCCATAGCCCTGCACCTCAGGCGGAAAGTTCGACAGCAGCAGTATAGTTGAGATTTACCTGAATCGCGCAGTTGGTGAAAAGCGGAAAGTGATTCTCAGAGTCTTGGGCGGCAAACGCCCCGGCTACGTTTCCGACGTTGTTCTTGATCCATGCGCCCCCTGCCGAGGTCAGCAGGGTGCCATCACCAGAAACCAAGAGCGCCTTCATGATTATCTCCGAAGATCCGCCAAGAGTGTCACCGATGGTGTTCGACGTGATGGTGTCCAGCAGGGCCGTGCTGCCGCTTCCCGACGGTGTTCCTTGGAAAACTCGGTGGCTTCCCTGATTGCTCTGGGTTAGCAGGCTGGCGGTGCGATCAGCAGCCGTCTGGGCGTAAACGTAAAGCTTGTCGCCCGGTTGCAGCAGGACGCTTGCTGATGCAGGGAAATAAGACCCACCCGCCATGCCCGCCTTTCCGACGTTGATGAAGGAGATGGGAACGCCCTGACGCTCGACATAGCAGTAGGCGGATGCGTTTGCCACGCAGATATAGCCGGCGACGATTGTCTTCTTAGGACCGTAGTCGCCAATGCTCTGGGCTGTCGTGGTTATCTCAGCATCTGTCAGGATCTCTTCCTTAGATCCCTCGGTCTGTGCTGTGTTCTGCATTGGGACGGTGGTTCCGTCAGAGAAATAGATGACGCCTGAGGCGAGTACATCAGCCATATTAACCGATCCTCACATTGAGGCCGAGGGGCTTGATGAGCTTGTTCGCTTGATTAAATGGCTTCCTCATGATTTTCTTGAAAACCGAGGCTCCGATATTGAAAGAAATGGCTGCCAACGCAGCGGGCACGGCCGATGCTCTAGCATTTGCCATAACGGCATCGAAACTCATCGCGGGCGCGTTCATGATGTCGGCTAGGCTGATTTGAGAAGCACCAGTGACAGCCAGCATCTGCGAACCGCGTCCAAGGCCGACGTCCGCCGTTCGGGTATAGCCGATGTCGTAGGCCCCACTGAGGGCCTCTATCGGTCCTGATCCGAGAGTGGCTTGGGTGATTATATTCAGGTTGCCATACGCAACCGCCATGTCATACAAATTCAGAGCCGGCTTCTTTCGGCGTCGAGTTGCCTTCTTGCGTCGGGCCATATCGCAAGTGAAACAAAACCTCGCTAATAAATATCACTCAAGTTTAGAAAAAGTCCCATCCGCGCCTCGTGACGTAACCGAGGCTTCGACTGTGTTCATTTTCTGAGTCGCCACGGACTGGATCAATTGCGCAATGGCTTGCTGGATCACATTGGGTGGTTCAAAGGCTGAAATTCCATCGCCGAAGCTCTCCATCAAAGTTTGGGGGAGGTTCTGCAATGAGTTTTGAAGAGCAAGAGCCAATGAGTGATCTAGTTTCGCAATCGAGTCCTGAATCCAGTACCAAAGAGCCAGCAAAGCCAGCAAATTGAGCGTTCCAAGGGCGATTAACAGGGTTATCTCGTCTACCATGTCCATCAACCGGGAGCCGACCGTCTATCAACCTGCCTTCACGACCCGATTTCACTCAAAATACTAGAGAATCTTGAAAGCCGGTGGCTTGGGTGGGCTGGTTATCGCCGGTGGGAGGGGGTGAGGGTGAAGGGGCAGAGCCCCTGAAGCCTTGACTTCAACAACCGGCACAATAATATATGGTAGGCGTCCCTCAAGAGTCGGAGGGTCGGTCCATGAGTGCATCCACACTGAACGCCGATCCTCCACAGGTGATAAAAATGAACTGCAATAACTGTGAAAGAGAATGCGATACGATAGAAAACCCGGTCCACATCAGGATCGGAGCTGACGCTTGGAGCGACGGCGGGTGTGCTTGCTGCTACCTGTGCGCCGTGATCGGGGGCGATTGAATGAAGTCGTGGGAGACACCGCGCCGTTGTTCCGATAGGGGGTGGTGTTATCGGTTGCAGGTCTATACGGGTTGCCACGCTAAATTCACGCGAGCCTTAGACTGGAAAAATTGTCCTTACTGCGGAGAGTGCATTGAATGAAGGCCGTAGACGACACTCCAGCCGTCACAAGGACGTTCGAGGTAACTATCCCCTGCCCGCACTGTCGAAGGCTCCTAGATGTGTTCTTGAAGGAGGCGAGTTGATGCGCTTCGATGAAGAGAAGTCGGTGGACTACAATTACGAAGTCGGCTTTCTGGAAGGACTCCGTCTCGCGGTGCAATTGATGGCGGGTTCACCTTCGTTAGAAGCGTCTCTAATATGCGTGACTCAAGAAGTGAAGGAGCAGGTCGAAGCGGTGAAAGAATGCACCTAATCTCAGCGACCCTCGATGATGAAGCATATCGCATCTACGAATCATGGCCTCCCCGTGGGAAGAGTTCGGAGATTCGTTACGCAATCAAGTTCACCGAGGATAACGGGCCTGCTAACAGAGTCGGACTAGCTGCGCGGTTGCGACAGTCGGAGAAGACCATAAGACACCTTCAGAATCATATCCTCGCCGTTGCAGCAGGAGAAGAACCCCCAGAGGCCCCGTCCATGATGGATCTGCGTCTATTCGGCCCGGAGGCGAGCGAGTGAAGTTAATTTGTATTCAATGCAAATATGTCTTCGTAGAAGATGCCTCCGTGAATTTTCCCGCACCTTATTCTGGATCCTGCTGTGAGAACAAAACCTTGTTTTGGACTGATTGAGGGACCGACGGCCCCAAATCGTGAGCGTTTACCCCCTACTTGAAGGGTCATTTTCATGATTCTTTGAATTAGAATCCGCCGCCGCCGCCATTCTCGCCGGGAGGGGGTTCAAACCAAGTCCAATTCGGATTCAACAGGTTGTAAACGATACCAGTCAAGAGGTCGATGCCGGTTTGACCCGCGGCAGGGCCCGTCGCTCCGGTTTCGGCTCTCGTTTGTTCGTGAAACGCCTTCTTGGATTCATACGCTTCACGCCATGCAGAGTAATCAAAAGGTGTAGGCCACCCTGTTTCGATTCCGAAGGCTTCCAGAATCAAGGCAACTGAATACATGACTTGAACAATTTTGGTCGGGTCGTCCAACATTTTGGCTATATGTTCGACACCTAGACCGTCAAGCATCTTAGGAACGGTTTGAAGTCCCATTATGGCAATCAAACTGTCAGCCATTTCGCGCTCTTTGTCTTGAAGGGAAAATCTCACCTCGTAGACGAAATCGCTAGGTTTCTTCGCCATCAAAGCACCCCAGTGATGGAGTCCCACAATGTCTGTCCTAAGCCCATTCCGAGAATCCATCCGAGAAGAAAAGCCATGCCATTTTCCATGACCATTTCTTTTGCCTTGTCACTGAGTTCACTCATCGGATGGAGCCTCCGGCCATTGGTCGGCGGCATCGTTAGCCTCAACATGATTCTGAGGTAGATCGCGGAGTGCTGTTCTGTGATCCTTCCAATCCTGTGACATCGTGCGGTCTTTGACGGCTCTCCAATCGGTCTGGGCGAGTTCGACATTTCGGTTATGTCGCACCTCTTCCCAAGTCACTTCACGATAGGTGACGGTCTTGTTGCCGTCGGTGTCGATGTGAATCATTCTGCGCTGAACCTTCATGAAATCAACTCCACTTCACCATGATGAGAGGGCACGCGACATTGGCACCGAGAATGTTAGCTGCGGTTGCCGTTGCAGGCAACGAGTTGTCTACCCCGGTTTCAGTCAGCGCGTTTCGATTGTAGTCACTGGAATACTCCTGTCCGCCGAAGTTCGTTTCGTTCTCGGTTAGATGGGCCGTGAAAGTGATGTTTGCTGCCGCAGTTCTAGCCATCCCGAAGTAATAGAGTTTCCCGACTTCTAGATCGGGAGGGCTGCTAAAGTCAACCTCGATGAACCCCGTGCTTGAGCATTCGACTGTGACTTCGTCGGAGAGTTGCGTGGTGGGTGCGCCTGTGTCGGCGTCGGAGTTGTAAACACACATCAGCATATCAGCGCTAGCCGTCGCTATGGTGACACTCAGAGTAACCGAGTCCATGGTTGCCGTGATTGGGGCGACGAAAGGGAAATACTGAGCAGGGTCGAGGTTCCAAGTCATCGCTGTGTCAGGAGATCCCCGGCCAAATGGCCCCTGCTTGGTCAAAGAGGAATAGTTCGCCCCAGTCTTCACGCCGGTACTCACGCCTAGGATCGCAGCACCACCTCCACCAGACAACCAGCCGTCGAAACTGCCCTTAGTTACCATGCGGGCGAAAGCGACAAGACAGATTCTTCTCAGTTCATCCTCATTCTGTTCCTCGATCGCTATGGGATCGGCTACATCTGCGAGCGTATCGGCAGTGAGATTCTCCAAATCTTGGTTCTGAAGGAGGGTATAGACACGAGGGGAACGCTTGATGGCATCAGGTAGAGGCATCACAACCACCCATCGAAGGAGCCCTTAGTCACCATGCGCGCAAAACCGACAAGACATAATCTTCGAAGTTCATCCTCATTGAGCATCTCAATACTGATCGGGTCACCCACATCAGCCAGATTATCCGCTGTTAGATTCTCAAGCGTTGTGTTCTTGAGTAGTTTGTACACTCTAGGCGACTGCGCCGGGGCATCTGGAAGTGGCATCCTATCACTTCAATAGATTTAACCAG